CAGTCGCACCAGTCGGTCCCGTCGGTCCGGTGACAGTTGAAGCTGCACCCGTTGGACCAGTGGGTCCCGTCGGTCCGGTGACAGTTGAGGCTGCACCCGTTGGACCCGTCGGTCCAGTGGCACCAGTTGGGCCAGTGACAGTTGAAGCTGCGCCCGTTGGTCCCGTCGGTCCAGTGGCACCGATTAGACCAGCAACGGCAAAATTCCAAATTGCCAGCGTTCCCGACCCGCCGATGGTATCGACATTGAGAACCAAGGTCGTTGTGTTGATGGAAGTGATGACGCCTTCCATGTAATTCGTTGGCGATACTGGATAAATGGCGCGGATTCGCTGACCGACGATATAAGCGCCTTGATATGAGCCAGCAAGCGTGAAGGTCTGAGATCCAGTTGCAATCGTGATTGAAGTGAGAGAAGCGACGCCAGAATATCCAGCGCCCGTTGGTCCCGTTGGTCCAGTAACGGTTGAAGCTGCACCCGTTGGTCCCGTCGGTCCCGTAGGACCAGTCACCGTTGAAGCTGAACCCGTCGCACCCGTCGGACCCGTCGGGCCAGTGACAGTCGAAGCCGCACCAGTCGCACCCGTCGGTCCAGTCGCACCTATCGGTCCAGTCGCACCCGTCGGTCCAGTGACAGTTGAAGCTGCACCCGCTGGGCCAGTCGGTCCCGTTGCACCAATCGCACCCGCTGGGCCAGTTGGTCCGGTAACAGTTGAAGCTGCGCCCGTTGGTCCAGTTGGGCCAGTGGCACCGATAGCACCGACAGCACCATCGAGGTTAACTGTCCATGATGTGAATGTGCCAGTGCCGACAGTCTTAGTGACAGTCAGAACAAGTGCGCCAGTTGCCGAGTTATAGCTGACAACGTCACCGATGAAATATGCCGATGTCGTATTAGCAACGATGACGGACTGTTGCACGGAGTATTGAAGGCCTGTGCCAATCGTGACAGTTTGTGACCCGCTGACTGGAAGTGTGACCGATGTTGTCGATGAGGTTTGATACTTATCGCCAATCGGACCCGTGGGACCAGTTGGACCAGTCGCACCCGTTGGGCCAGTCGAACCAGCCGAACCGTTAGCGCCAGCAGGACCAGTGGGTCCAGTCGCACCAACAGCACCAGCGGGGCCAGTGGCACCCGTCGGACCCGTTACTGTAGAAGCTGCGCCTGTCGCACCCGTTGGCCCGGTCGCTCCTGTCGGTCCGGTCGCACCCGTCGGCCCCGTTACTGTTGAGGCGGCTCCTGTTGGTCCCGTCGCACCCGTCGGCCCCGTAACCGTTGAGGCTGCGCCAGTGGGACCCGTGGGACCAGTCGGCCCAGTCGTGAGGGAAATCGTAGATATTGTGCTGTCAACAGCGTCAAGACGTGCTCTAACCGATGCCTTGGAACCTTTCGGATTCGTTCCGAGTTCCGTTTCAATCGCATGGATCGAGTCATTCGCATTAGCGTGCTCCGTTGCGTGGGGAACGGTAGACGAATCGAGAGTATCCGTTGCCTGTGGGTTGACGAATGTGTCAATTCCGTTGGGATACTGTGTCGTCACGGTTTCTCCTTAATTGTTGGGGGATTAGATCAACGTCAGGGGGAAACGCTGATCTAATCCTTTACTTCTCGGGGTTGAGCGCCTGTTCGCGAAATGGTAAATGGTGGCGGTTATCGAGCCAGAAATCTTTCTTGTGGGCCAAAATTGCGCCAGTGTTGCAGTGCAGTGGAATTCCTAACGATGCAAGGCGCTTGGAGAATAGTAAATCCTCGCCGAACCATTGACCGTTGATAGCTCCATCGACGAACCATGCCCAATCCTTGCCTTGATGGGCTGTCGTTTCTTCTTGCAATTTCAACAAAACGCTTCGGTGAATCAGTAGGCAACCAGTACCCGATGCGTCAATTTTGATGACTGAATCCTCGGGATAATCGTCAAGCGGGACCAATCCGCGACCTTCGATTTCGTTGTAGATGGTCGGTACCGGACGAAGATGGTCATCGTCATTGAAGAATGCGGCGAAGACAAGAGCTGAGACAACTGGACGCTCCTTGTCGTGAGCGGTGTCAATCAGCTTGTCGAAGTTGGGAACCGTGAGGCGCTCATCTGCGTCCATCATGAGAAGCCACGGCGCGTCAGTCTGCGCGAGGTAATTCTTGACGAGGATGTTGCGAGAGCGGGCGATAAGTCCTGAATTCGAGACTTGGACGAATGCGTCAAAACGCTCGGGGCGTTGGCGTGCGATGTGGATTAAGTCGATGACAAGTTGTGCGTTGATTTTGCCATCGTTAATCATTCCGATGCAGACTTTGTCCTTGGACTTCATCGGGTTTCCGCCATTGGTGTGACCGCTGCGGTTTCGCGGTATTGGCCTTCTAGCTCGGAAATAAGATCATCGAGCTTGGAAATGCCATCGTTCTGAACAATTTCTCGGGCTGATTTCAAGCCTTCTAAAAAAATGGATTTCATATTTCCCCCAGTAAGTGTGTCGGTGCGCCGACTCTACCCGAAGGCAGAGCCAGCGCCACGACTCTAGCTATTAGTAGCCAGAAGGTGCAACAGCACCGGTTCCGGTGACGGCTGTGACAGCCTTCGCGAAACGGTGTGCAAGAGCGACATAACCGTAAACTTGGAAACGGACTGTCAAGTTTGCTGACAATACGTCTGGAAGTACGCGGGTCTTGACGCCTGACTCGAACAAGTAAGAATCTGAGAACTTACCGATCAAGATTGGGCTCTGGTTTGTTGATGAGCCGTAGGTCTTTGTGATGGTTGCATCGACGTAGACAGGTACACCGTGGATTGTTCCAACGAGACCCTTTGATGCGCCCGGAGCCTTGTTCACACCGTTGGCGTTGAATGGGCCAGCAGCGGTAGGAACAATAAGCGGACGAGACTGTCCGTCAACCTGAGCTGACAACCAGTACCAAGTTGATGGGTGCATAACGATGGCCTCAACGTCCTTGTAACGGTTAGTTACAACTTGGCTGATACCAGCGGCCATGGCCTTGAGTCCACCAACAGCTGATGGTGTTGTCTCGGTCCATGTGGTTGGGATTCCGTTTGTGGTGTCGGTTCCAAGGGTGATGAAGCCCTTGAGTGTGCCTGACGTTCCGTCGCCGGTACCAACGACAGCAGCGTTGAGTTGCAACGCGTAATCTGCCATGAGGTCGCCGAAGACCATGCGATCCAAGCCGCCTGCAAGTGGAGACTGCTCGACAAGCTGAATCGAGACGTTCTCGTAACCTGAGATGGTGCGGACTGGTGCGGTTACTGTTGAGGTAACCATGTCGCGGATTGTTGTTGCAGAGTTGTCTGGGTTCTGGAATGCAGTCTTAGAACCGAGAGTAATTGCTGGGATGTTGATGCTGTCTGTACCAGCTGGCAGAGCCATGTTGGTTGTCAAGTCAGCGGTTACACGAGCAGCACGAGCGAACTCTGCGTATTCGTTGATGAGGTAGAGAGGTGGTACGAAGTCTCCACCGGTACCGTTGGTCAAGCCGATGTCGCGAGATTCAACTGCGACTTCTGCTGCGTGACGGTTCAAGCGCTCCCATGATGAGGAGTCGTTGCGGAGCTGTGCGCCAATCATATCGCGAACGAATGAATTGCGGCCGTCCTTGTCGTAGGTCATAGCTTCGCGAGTTACTGTTGCGCCGCCGAAGACCTTGACGTTGTTTTCTGTGCGAGATTCCTTGATTGCAGCGGCACGCTTTTCTGTAGCTTCTACAGTTGCGATGCGCTCATCAAGAGATTCGATTTCTGAGTGCTTTTCAGCAACAGCGTCCAAGATTTCTGGAGTTGCTGCATCAGCCGCGAGGAGTGTGTCTGCCTCTGCTTCTGCTGCATCACGCTGCTCCTTGAGCTTATCTGATAGAGACATTGAGTCCCTTTCTCTAGGATGTGGGTGAAGGACCGTCGGGGCTGATGCGCCGAGGGTTATGCCTTATCGCTTGTGGCGTAAGGAATACTGGTTGAACTTTGCTGCGAGCTGACGCTTGCGGATTTCAATATCCTCGGCGTCCAGTGCTGCATCGGCGCTGCGTGGTGACAGGGTTGTTGAGTCATACGCTGGCCATGTGACGGCTGAAACCTCGAACAAGTCGAGATCCGTCAGGGTACGCAATCCGTCTTCTTTTGTCTGGCCGCCATCGGCAACCGAGAAGGCGAATGACATCTTGTTGACATCTCCACGCTCGATGGCTGATGCCAATTCTTGAGCGCGTGGGTTTTTCATGTCGAGGTCGGCTTCCATGCGAAGTCCGGTGCTGTCTTCTGACAGGCGAAGGGTTCCCGACTGGGTTGATGCCAGTGGAAGCGATTCGGTGTCGTGGTTGATAAGAAAAAAGACAGGATTGTCAGATTGCAGGGTGCGGGTGAATGCGCCGGGTGCAATCATTTCGCGGAAGTTGAGTCCGGTTGCCTCTGAGTTGAAGGTTGCGGCATAGCCAGCAATCTTGAAATTCTCATCATCCTGACCAACGGCACGAAGCTCGGTTGTCATGGTAATGCGTTCAGCGGTACGGATTGCGGCCTTGCGTTCTTCGACCATAGAAATGTCGGCGCTCCTTGGGGATTGAAGTGGCTTGATGATGGTCAAGTAATTCGCACGATGAACGTTGACCTGATCACTGGCCACCCAGCCGTTTCCTTGCTCGCGATAAACGCGGACGTGGAATGCAGGGTTGTCAGCTGTCCCCTCGATGGAGTAGCCATCGGATGATGTTGCCGTGCCGCGAGTCATGACCTTCTCAACTTTGCCGCGAGCGCGTCCCTTGCTTGTTGGCCATGAGACGTAAGTGCCTTCTCCGATGCGAGCCGCGGCTGCGCGACCCTCGAATGGTGCCTTGATGTCTTCATCGTCAAATTCTTTCGCCATAGCTAAGTAGTAATCCTCAACCTTGGACTTGATGGCATCTTGGTCGGCCTCTGGAATGTCGACTCCACCGCGAGCGCCGTTGAGAACGCCAGCGACAGCGAAGATTCCCTTGGGGACTGCCTTTAATTCTCCGTCGATAACGTCAGCGAATTGGAGCTTGTAAGAGCCGA